AACCTTGGGTAGATCGGACCTCCCCTTTGATGTTCGTGTACGCAAGCCGCCTCCAAGACTGGGGGTAGACCGCGTTCACGTTAGTAAAATCTACCGGCACGGCAAGGTCCCCTTGGAAGGGGCTTCCGGTGCTAGCCTTGACGGCGAACGGTAGGACAAAGGGGGATTGGAGAACGTTTACAGCCGAGTAGATATCCTTTATTAGAGGCTCCCACCCGAGGTGAGCTTCGAGAAACAGGGATGCTACCGTACGATCAGACTGCCATTTAGGAGCCTGATTCGTAAGTCCACGACGAGCCTGCCACCTTGTGGGTAGAGACTTGTTCACGCCCGCGAGGGCGGCCCATGCGTCACCGAAGCGTCCTTTCCGTAAACCCTTCACAAACTGCAAAATTTGTGAAGATCGCTCAGCTACCATACGGTATGACTGACCGATTTCTCCGAGTGCCTCACCGAGCGAAGCAGATCCGTTCTGCTGGATCTTGCCCATAAGCTTCGCATACGACCGGTTGGTCGTATCGGTGCACACTCTGGGGAACAGAGAACTAATGGTGTCTGGGTTACCATACGTCAACGTCTGGTGGGCCCACATCTTCTCCCCAGTACTAGACTGGGGTCCGACGGAGCTCCTTCGGGCTTCGTATGAGAGCACCATGGTCTTATCGATTGGGCGGGTCTGCTTCCAACCCTTCCTGTAGGAAGAGTCGAGAGCAGTGCCTGACCCACCTATCGTTTCGGACCACTCTGTAATAGGGCTTGCCATGGATTACTCCTACCTGCGTGACTAATGCAGGTGACATGCCCACTAGCCTAGGCGGCTAGGGTATTCAGGAGAAGTGATGCACATCACCGGCTGGAACGCCGGATCAGGATCCCCCTCCCCTGCTTTAGACTACGACCACGGCTTCGCTGCCGCTGGGCGGGTGTTGAATCCACCCCATTCGAGTTGGTATACTCGAATGAAGTAGCCTAAGCAACTAGACATACCAGTCTAGTAGAG